TCTCGATAATGATGTCTTCAAATCTATCATAGAACTCTTCGATGTCCAAGTCAAGGATTTCGACCAGTTCATAAACAGTAAATCTATCTAGGATAAGTTGTTTAATCTCGAAACTCATTCTTAATTCTCTCAATAGAAATAAACTCGAAGTCGTACTGTCCCTGTGAGACGTTACGTTTAATGACTACACCGGGCCACCACATCTTGTTAGCTGGTCCTGCATACTCATGCTTCCTGTTAATGTAACACCCTACGACAAGTCCCATAACTCGCCTTCCATCAGGTCCAGTCCTCTCTGAGAAATCTCTAGTGTGAGTGTGACCTTGGGTGCAGGATACGAATTGTTTTGTGAGGAGGGTATACGCTTGATGTTCACCGCTTGTAGCTCTACCCATGACCCCCGTCGGGAAATAGTGAGAGTAATATACACCATCGACTTCAACAGGTTCCAGAAAAGGATAAGCTTCCCAACCGAAGTCTTTATATTGTAAGTCCTGAACGGAGATGGTTCCATCCAAGACAGCATCCTTCTGGATAGCCTTCTCAATCCTACCATAGTCATGGTTCCCTGTTGTCATGATAAAGCGAGGAAGTTTCTTCTTCGCATCTTTAATAGGCTTGAACATCAACTCCTGTGCAAGAGTAGAAGACTCGATGTCCTTCTTATATCTCCGTCCCTCGAACCCCTTCGTACCCTTATCGTAGGAGCAGAGAGAAGGCATGTCAGCCCAGTCACCGATGCAGACGACGACATCAGGCTTGACACTGGCAATGAGTTTACCAAGGTATGTAAACCGAGACAAGTCCTCGTCAGGTGCAGCATGTGGGTCAGGTATGATTAGATGAGTTTTCATTTATTCCTCGTTGTCAAAAAAGCCAATGGCATCTCGTATATCAATCTCGATGGATGCTAGAATCTTTTCCCATTCATCGTCGTTGTATACTGTACCATCATCGTCGTAGACTTGGAAGTACAATGTAAGTAGAGACTTCAAGTCCTTGTACATTTCTTCGTAGTCACTTGCTTTCTTTATCATGGCTCCTTCTCCCAAGGATGGTTAGCTTTACACGGCATAGACCTTTGCAACCGATCTTTTTTGCTGCGGCTTCGGACAGATCAATAGATCGCCCTTTGACGAAGGGACCACGGTCATTGATCCTGACTGTAACACACTTAGACTTATGGCATACCCGAACACTAGTCCCAAAAGGAAGGTTAGGGTGAGCAGCAGTATAAGCAAACCTATTGAATATTTCTCCATTAGCTGTTCTATTTCCGTGGAAACCCGGTCCATACCATGAGGCTGTCTCAGCATGTGCTATCCCTGTAAAAGAAAGGATGATTAGTGGTGCCAAGTGCAGGAATCGAACCCGCGATTGATGATTACAAATCAACTGTTATCCCATTTAACTAACCTGGCTGGCCTACCCTACACGACTCGAACGTGTGACCCTCTGCTTAGAAGGCAGATGCTCTATCCTGCTGAGCTAAGGGTAGTTACTCTGGAACTTTCCCGTAGTTCTTACTGATAGAGAGGTAGATGTATGCTCTCTTTGCCATCTCGACATCATCTCGAAAGATCCTACCTAACAAAACGTGATTACATCTGTAACATAGAAGCCCTCTGATTTCCCCAGTGGTGTGATTGTGATCGACTGCAAGGTTTCTCTTGGGCTTAATTTTGTCAGGAGACCTGTTACAGATCGCACAACATCCTCGCTGGTGGTGAAGAATTGTGTTGTACGCATCTCTCGTAAGGCCGAACTTCTTGTAGATTGCTTTCCATCTTGCGGGAGAATCATTTAATTTAAACCTCGACTTCTGGGACTTCCGGTTCTTTTTCGACATGGGTCAACCAAACAGGTCCGGTTGAGTATATAAACTTTCTAAGACCGACATCTCTCCAACACTCTTTCTTAAAGGGACAATAGGAACAACCGGCAGGAAGCTTCAGATTACCAGACTTACCCATAGGCTCTGGCTGAAAGCATCTATCTGGAGGTTCTTCTTGACTTACTATCTCCTTGATATAACTGATTCTTTTCTTAATATCAACTCGGTCTTCGTCCTGCAATGTCATAACAGCAATGTTTCCATTCTGCTTATCTACTGCAACGTAGGCTCCGTCATCCAGTCCAGTCCCTTGCAGATACCCCGATAGTTGAGGGATGTATGCGAAAGGATCATCGTCTCTAAGCGTACCATCTTTAAACTTCTTAAACGAGTGAGGAGAGGTAGACTTAACGTCGATGAGTACACCATCAATGATAGCGTCGATGTGACCAACAATACCGTCAACAGTAACTTGCTTCTGTCTCTCCTCTACCTTATGCCCAGCGACTTCAGCAAGGAAGAGTACAACCTCTTCAATGATATCACCGTATAGAAACTTAAGATATGTAGGTCCATTGAACTCTTCCCTCTGTTCAGTAGAGTTGACTTCATACCAGAGCATACGCGCTGGCTTACCTACGTTAGACATACGGAGAGTACGCTTCTCAGTCTTCGGCCTAAGTCTATCCTCAAGGAGGATAGCAAGGTTGCGCCCAAACTGAAGGCAACTCTCTTTTATGTCAGCCTCTGTACCATTCTCAAGGAGTGAGAAGATATCATCGACTAGGGTATTAATTGAGGCCAAAGTAACTCTCCAGTGCTAGGTATCCTCCTACGAGTCTACCGTTGTGATAGATTTGTGGGACACTCTTTAGGTTAGATTCTTTTAGAAAGGTTCTTGCTGTCTCATCTTCGTCTATATTGAACTCAATATACGAACTATCGTGTACAGTCAGCAAGTCCTTTGCTCGGGTACACCAAGGACAGTCAGGCTTTGAGAAGATGAGGAACTTCATCGCTTGTCTCCATCACCCTGAATCTTACCTTCTACTTTCCTCTTATGCAGCTTACTGAGATTATGCTCAGCGATAGCAGACAGCGGGAAGCTATGATAATTAGCGAGACAAGCAAGATACCAGAGTACATCACCAAGCTCGTTGAACATCAGCTCTTTAAACAATGGTGTATACTCACCGTAGAACAGGTCAGGGTAGTCAGACCAGTACCGTTCATCATGACGAGCAGCCTTCTGCATCAGTGCCATAACCTCACCAATCTCTGCTGCAAGACCGTAGGTAAGATGCTCCTCAGTAGCATACAGCAGAGTATCCAGTGCATTGTTCTGGTAATCATTTAAGTCCATTGTCAAGCTCCTGAATAAGACGAGAGAGATACCACTGTGCTTTCTTAAGATCTTCGAGGGGCTTCTTCTTATACCTCCAGCGATGGAGATACTTCTTCGTGTTACCTTCGAGATAGCCGAGATAGTTATCGAATGGCATATTATCTTTTAGATAAATAATACACTCGATATTCCCGGTGTTGTAGTGGGAGGGGGACTCCACAGAATCCCCCTTTGGCAGTTCATCTTCAGTGTAGTACATCAGGCTTCAATCTCGAATGTTACATTCCTGCTCTTCGCCTTTGCCTTCGGGACATCAGCAGGAAGTTCAGACTTCGGGAACGGATCTTCCTCCATCGCAGAGGCAAACTCATCCTCTGGCTTAGAGTACTCGACAAGCTCAACGATCTTCAATGCACCGAACTTCTTCTTCTTATTCTCCTGATCCCAATCGATCATCTTGCCAAGCTTGATGACCTTACCGTACTTCGGTGTATCATACGAACGCCAGTAGACGATGCACTCTGAGTCATTACCGATGAGTGCCTTCGACTTCTTACCGTTCTGGTCAATGACAACCATCTCGGATTCGTGACCCTGAAGATCGACGGCTGAGTTACGGAGGGTGATGTACTTACCACCGTTATTGATCCGCTCCTTACCATCCTTAATCTTCTTATCGAGACGCATGGAGATAAGGGTCTTCTCCATCTCTGGAGTTACCGCAAGGTTAACTTCATAGTTCCCAAACTGGGAAGGCTCCTGAACGTGGGCGAAGTAAACCTTGGTGCGGAACTCACCAGTAACAGTCTTCGTAGGTGTAGCCATTTGTAGTTCTCCAGTTGTTAATAGTAATACTGTAACAGATTCTTAGTAGATGTCAATGGGTTTCAGCCCAGTTCTTACCTACCTTAAACTCTCCATCAAGAGGACAGTTGAGATTATAATATTCTCCGGTGTCTCTAATGGACTGTACTTGTAGTCTTCCAAGATCTTCTGCTCGACTCTCCTCCACTTCTGTTTGCCATTCGTCATGTACCCATACAACCTGTTTGAAATTAATCTTCTCCTTCTTTGCTGTCGTGTACCAGAGGTAGTTAGCCATCCGCATAATGACAGTCTCACCACCTTGGAGGTAGACCGAGAGAGACTTGTGCTCGGACTCGATCTTGATCCTCCGTCCGTCTAGGCTAACAAGATAGCCACGTTGTGCTGCCATGCCAGCCTTCCTCTTCAGTTCTTTCAGGGCAGGAATGGACCGAAGAAAGTTATCCATTGCATCACCCGCTTGCCTAACTGTACAGCCTAGTATCTGTGCGACCTTAGCCTGTCCTGCTCCTAGCAACCAAGCATAGATGAACGTCTTCGCTGTCGGCCTGTCCTTACAGAACTCTCCGAGTGCGTTCTTGTTAAAGGTATGTATGTCTCCTTCCAACAATGTCTTCGTATACTCAGGGTCATTCATGTAGTGGGCGAGTACACGAAGTTGTATTCCAGCAGCATCCGTTCCAACCAGAGCAGAGCCTCCGGGGACAGTCCAAGCTTGTCTGCATTCATACGCATATAAGCCAGATAAGCCTCGCTCTGATGAGATAGAGGGGATGTTTGCCATGTTTGGGTTTTGGTGGCTGGCTCGGTGAGTGACTGTACCGGGGACGATAACTTGTCCGTGGACTCTACCATCTCCGTCCATTCTGTCGAGCCAGTCTTTTGCAGTCTTCCATCTTGTTTCAAGGATCTTCCACTTCTTAAGATCTTTAATACACTGTGGCATAGGCTCGCCATTGGGCATAACATCAGGAATAGTAGCAAGGTTCTCCTGGCATATCTTCCATGACTTGCCGGTTTTAGTAGGGACTACAGGCTTCCATCCCAACTCGTTAAGTCGAGAGACGATCTGCGAGGGGGAGGCAAGGTTGAACTTCTCGATAGAATCCTTAAGACGCTTACCTGTTTTCTCAGAGTACCGTTCTGTAACGATTGGCGGGAAGTACTTAACCACCGCTTCCTCAATTCGATTAGCCTCTTGCAACGCACCGGCGTATATCTCCATTGCTACGTTCTTGTCGAGTAGGAAACCATTACGAATCTGTTGAGAGATTATGTACTGAGTCGTATGCTCAAGGCGGATAGACTCTTCTGAGAAACCTTTAAGGTTCTTGCTCAGTGTAGTATACAGTCTCTCGGTTATCTTAACGTCCTGCTTACAGTAGACTTTCATCTCCTCAGTATATTCGGTGAACTCTTTAAACTCGATTTTCTTTTCACCGAGACGGTTGCCCCATGCTTCCAGTGAATGTTTATCAAGTGTTGGCTCCCACAATCGTGACATGACAAGAGTGTCTGATTGTCTGCTAACGGGGATAGTGATGCCCCACAGATTGGACAGGACAACTGAGTCAAAGGCGATACTGTTGTGACCGATCCATTCAGCGTCATCGTTGTCTTCGTAAAAGGCCCGGAAGGTATCGGCCTCTCGGAAGATATAATACCCATCTTCGCCGCATACTTTCGCAACGAGGATGTGAATCTTTTTAGCATCGAGTCCATCAGTCTCTATATCCCATACTATCTTTCTTCGGTTGCCAGTCAGGGTATTCATCGATCTTCTTTCTCATGTATCCAGCGAGGGCTTCGAACATTAAAGACAGTTTGAAGATAGCATCCTTACCATCTTGTCGGATACTAGGTGGATGACTCGGGACAAGATGACCTTCGATGTAATCATTCACCAGTTTGAAATACGTTATCGTCTCCTCTTCTTCATCCACCATGATATGGAAGCCTTCTTCGTCTATGTACCCATCTACTAGGATGTCAAGCCTCTTCAGCATTATCATCTTCTCCCACTGGTTTATCCGGTTGTTCTTCTATCAGTCTACCTGAGTCTGTCTGATACCGCAAGTGGGTAGCCAGTCCAGTCATACCGCTGAACCTGTTCTTAACTACTCGCACCCTGACG